CCCGCCGTAGGAGAGGCAGCCATGTCTCAGTCCGATCTGTCGAGACGTGCGGCCCATACTCGCGGTACGGCTTCTAAGCCCGGACAGGGGCCAGCGGCCAGTCTGGTAAGTACTGGAAAGGGCAAAGTTCATTCTGGATCACGAGACTTCGCCAGTGATAGCAAGCGTCGTACTGAGTCGGGGACACAGCCTGCTGCTAAGCCTGCCGTGACAAGAGATGCTGATCCGGCTCCGGAGACAGAGTCTCAGACATCTGCATTGCAGCGTAGAATAGAAGAGCTTGAAGCGAGTCTTGCTAAGCTTCAGGGTACGGCTGGTCGAGTAGAGCATGTTCTCCCAGATAGGGAACAGAATCCAAATTACTATCGTCCGGGAGGGGCTGGCCCAACGCTTTCGGCCTCAGATCTTGAGGCAAGGGGTTATAAGAGCCAGACTCCAGAAGAGTTCGAGGCTGGTAAGTTGGCAGCATCTGCGCCTCCGAGTCCGAGCCCTCACAGGGGATATGAAGAAGTTGCTGGTGCTCTTGGCGGAGGTCCAATGGATCCGGGGGCCGCGTCTGCTATAGCGGCCGGGAATCAAGAGGATGCGGCTCGCGGTGGCGGGAATCGTGGACTTATGGCCGCACTTGGCGGCGCTCTTGGCGGCGCAAGGGATGCTGTTGGTGGAGTTGCAGGTGCCGTTGGAGGCGCTCTTTCTGCGGCTGGGGGCGGACCGGCAGATCCAAACGATATGCCCTTAAAGCCAGAGCATCAGGGCAAAACCAATCGTGAACTAGCTGCCCTGAAGCGCATGGGAGTAGATATCTATCAGAGGACTCCACAATTCCCCATACGTGGTAGGGGTGGTTTATGATGATTCCTTTTATGGCTAGTGGCTTTTCGGATCACGTGAAGCCTGACGAGGAATCGCTTCGGCTTGAGATCATAGAGCGCAAGATCATGAAGGCCGAGGACGACGAGGATGGCGACGATAAGGAGATTGAAACTCTTCTACGAGAGCGCCATGCACTTAAGCGCAAGCTGAGAATCCGTTCCTTGGAAAAGGAACTTGGAATGCTTAAGAAGCCTAGTACTGAGAAAGAGGAAGCTCATGCCTAAGGTTGGAAATAAGCACTATTCGTATGATGCAAAGGGCCGCGCTGCTGCTAAGAAGGAGTCGCGCCGTACTGGCAAGGCAATGACCAATACAACCGCGAAAAAGGGTACGAGAAAGAAGTAATGCCTAGATACGACTATAAGTGTTGTACTTGTGGATCCGTATCCACCGAGTTCGTACGGTACGAAGATAGGGAGAAGGACCGTAAGTGCGAATGTGGGTGCGGCAACAAGGCCACGTATCAGTTTCCCATGGGCGCTGCTTTAGGCGTTCAGATATTAGAGCCTTATTACGATGAGGCATTAGGCTGCGATATTCATGGACCGAGACACAAGCGGCAGGTAATGAAGGCGCAGGGGGTACAGGAAGCGGGTGATCCAGTTGGTGGTGCGCGCAACTTCGATAAGCATGCTCCGCATCACGTTAAGCCATTACCGCCACAGGGAGTAGAGTATGCGCCAAATCTTAAGCGCGATGCTTCCATGGGCGTTGAGACTGAAAACAGCCGTGGCGAATGGTCCAAGTCCACGACTGAAGATCCTTAAACCAAGTAGCAAACCGGAGACTTGATGATGACACAAACAACGGCGTTCCAAGAACGAGAGGACGATCCGACCATTGATGAGAACGTGGCAGAAATCGATCCGATAGCTGAGCTACGGGAGATGGACTCTGCGGAAGATCAACAGGAGATTGAAGCCATCGTAGGAGCCCTGCAAGGCGAGGAGAGAGCGGAACCTCAGCCTGAAGTTGTTGAAGAAGAGCAGGAAGCGCCCCGACAAGAGCCGACCTCGCAAGGGGAAACGGACGGCGGGAAACGGCCCGGCTTTGATACATTAATCCGCGACATTGAAAATACACTTGGCCCTGAGCATGCCGAGGTGGCCCGTCTTATGCAGCAGGACGGTTCGCGTCGAGTGACAGAGGCGAGAGGCTTGCAGGACGAACTCCGAAGCACCCTATTGGATGTTAAGGAGCTTCAACAGGAATTAGCGACACTCAAAGGAGGACAACCCGATGCCCCGGCTGAACAGCAGGAGCAGCGGGAACCTCAACTGATCGATAGCGTGCAGCCCCAACAGCTTGAGCTTTTTAAGCAAATGGCTGAGCACTTGGGCTATATCAAGCAAGACGACTTAGATGAAGAGGCTAGGGCAGAAAGCCAGACCCAATTCATCCA